CGCGGTGGAACTGGTCGGCCCGTGCCGCTTCTCGGGGCGCTACGCCGCCACGGACGATTTCAGGCTCGGCATCGCCGCTGGCGACCCGCTGGCGACCGAGCAGCCTGATGCCTGGGTGCAGATCGCGGCCGTCACGATCACGCAGACGCGCACCACCATGCTCATCTTCGCCTCGCTGTTCAGCGCGGAGGCGATCAAGAAGTACGACATCAAGGTCGGCAAGGAGTTGGTGTACGCCCTGGGCGGCACCCGCCAGATCCAGGCCGTCACCTCCAACCCGCGCGCCCTGGAGGGTGCGCGCACCACGTTCTGCCTGATGAACGAGACCCACCAGTGGCTGGCGGCCAACGACGGCCACGCCATGCGCGAGGTCATCGACCGCAACACCGCCAAGACCGGCGGGCGCGTGCTGTCGATGACCAACGCCTACATGCCCAACGAGAACAGCGTCGCCCAGATCGTGCGCGAGTCCTGGGAGGCCGCGCAGGAGGGCGTCGTGTTCGACACCCGCTTCCTCTACGACACCCTGGAGGCGTCCCCCCAGGTGCGCCTGGCGCCGCCGTCGGTGGAGGGCGTCGACCCCGACGAGAGCGCCACCCGGACCTGGCTGCAGCGCATCGTGCGCGCCGTGGCGGGAGACGCCGCCTGGCTGCCGGTGGTCGACGTCGTCGATCGGATCCTCGACCCCGCCAACCCGATCTCGATCAGCCGCCGCTTCTGGCTCAACCAGGTCGTCGCCGACGAGGAGGCGTGGGCCGACCCCGGCGCCATCGCGGCCGCCATCGACCCGATGGCCCGCGCGGCGCGCACCCTCATCGGGGCCGACCCCCTGCGCGCGGGCTGGCTGGTGGACCCCACCGAGCCCGTGGTGATGTTCGGGGACGGCTCCAAGGGCGACGACTGCACGGGCCTGGTCGTGTGCCGGGTCTCGGACGGCTACGAGTTCACCGCTGGGGTCTGGCGGCGCCCGCCCGGCGCCGAGGGCGAGGGGTGGCAGGTCCCGCGCGGCCAGGTCGACTCCCGGGTCGACGAGATCATGGAGCGCTTCAACGTGCGCGCCTTCTACTTCGACCCCAGCCACACGACCGACGACGAGGCCCAGCAGTTCTGGCGCCCGATGGTCGACGACTGGCACCGGCGCTACCGCGACCGCCTCGACCCGAACCTGTGGGCGGTCAAGGGCGGCGGCGTCGGCACCCAGCCGCACTCGATCATGTGGGACATGACCTCTCCGGCGCGCACGGAGCAGTTCGTCATCGCCACCGAGCAGTTCCACGCCGACCTGCACGAGCAGGACGAGGGCGAGCAGTGGGCGCCGACCGTGCGCCACGACGGCCACCCCATGCTCGTCGAGCACCTGCGTAACGCGAAGGAGTACGCGGCCAAGAACGGCCGCACCGGCATCGCCAAGGAGCACCGCTCCAGCCAGCGCAAGATCGACCTGGCCGTGTGCGCCATCGGCGCTCGGATGCTGCGCCGCCTGGCCCTGAACGCGCCGATGGAGGTCGAGAAGACCGCCGCCAAGTCGGCGGGCCGCGCCTGGGGGTGGTGACGGTATCCTGCTCGGCATGACCATGAAGCCTGGCGCCGCGATTCGCACCGCGTGGGAGATGTTCCCCTCGCTGCTGTCGCAGCGCGAGGAGGCGGCCGTCATCGACTCCTGGCTGCGCAACGAGCAGGAGGGGTCGATCTTCGTCAAGCGCAAGGGCACGCAGGAGTTCACCGACCTGGAGGAGAAGGCCAACACCGGCTGGGCCTCCATGCTGGTCACCTCCGTGGCCCAGACGCTGTTCATGACCGGCATGCGCCAGCCTGGCGTGGAGGGGAACACCGCCGCCTGGACCTACTTCCAGCGCAACGCGTGGGACCGGCGCCAGTCGCTGCTGTACCGCTCGGTGCTGGGCCACGGCGAGGGCTTCGCCTACGCGCTGCCCAGCCGCAACGAGGCCATCCCGGTCATGCGGCCGGTCTCGATCAAGCGCGGCACCGCCTTCTGGGGCGACGACGAGGACGACGAGTGGGCGACCTCCTTCCTCATGGCCGACCGCGTCGACTTCGCCGACGGCACCGGCCACGGCTGGACGGTGCAGTTGCTCGACGAGAGCGCGCGCTACTTCCTCTCGTGCAACGGCGACGGCTACGACGTGAGCGACTGGACCTTCATCGAGGCCCAGCCCTACCCCAACGGCCCGCTCCCGGGCGCGCCGGTGGCGCGCTACGCCAACCGCCAGGAGTTGGACGGCTTCACCTACGGGGAGGTCGAGCCCTTCCTGCCGCTGCTGCGCCGCATCGACCAGGACACCTTCGACCGGCTCGTGGTTCAGCGCTTCGGCGCCTGGAAGGTCCGCTACGCGACGGGGCTGCTCAAGCCCTCCGAGCAGGCCGAGGTCGACAAGATGATCGCGGGCCTGACGGCCGCCGACCTGCTCGTCAACGAGTCCCCGGACGCCAAGTTCGGCACGCTGGACGCCACCGACATCGCGGGCTACATCGCCGCGCGTGACGCGGACCTGCGCGACCTGTCAGCGCTGAGCCAGACCCCGCCCTACCAGTTGCTCGGCCTGTCCTCCAACCTGCAGGCGGAGTCGCTCAAGGCCGCCCGCGAGGGGCTGGAGTTGAAGTCCACCGAGGTCCGCACCTCCTTCGGGGAGTCCAACGAGGAGTTGGCCCGCATCGCGGCCTGGATCGTGGGCGACGAGGCGGCCAAGGACGCCTACGACCTGCAGACCATGTGGCGCGACACCGACCCGCGCTCGCTGACGCAGGCCGCCGATGCGGGCGCCAAGTTCGCCGACTCCCTGGGCATCCCCGCCCAGATGCTGTGGGGTCGCCTGGTCCCGGGCTGGACCGACACCGACACCACCGAGGCGCTGCGCCTGATCGAGGAGGGCGACGAGGCCGCCCTGGAGGAGTTGCGCGCGCAGTTGGCGGCCAGCGACACCGGCGCCGACGACGGAACCGACCCGCAGGCTGGCGATGTCGACCCCGACGCTTGAGACGGCCGCGCCAGCCGACGCGCTGGTGGTGGCCCAGTACCAGTCCCAGGCCCGTCTCGGCGCGCTGGCGGCGCTGGCCGTCTACGAGGCGTGGTCCAGCCTGGACCTGCTCGACATCCCCGGCACCACGGCCGCCTGGCTGGAGGCCCTGACGCCCCAGTTGCTCGACCTGCGCGACCGCTCGGCGCGCTCGGCCGCCACCTACCTGCGGCGCCTGCGCGACGCCGAGGGGCTGGCCTCGGTGGACTTCGTGCCCACGGCCGCCCCCATCACGCCGAAGGTCGAGGCCGCGCTGCGCGGCGCGCTGGCCTCCACCGGCCCCGCCGCTGCGCAGGTGGCGCTGCGGCGCTCGGCCGAGGCGGCGGGCAACGACGTCAAGTACCGGCTGCCGGTGATCACCACCGAGGGCTCAGCGACGCGCCCGACGCCCGCCAAGGTCGCGGCCACCCCGCGCACGCCCGCGCGCGTGGCGCGCGCCAACCCCAACCTGCCCCCGCAGAAGTTGCGCGTCATCCAGGCCGCCACCGCCAAGGCGGCCGTGACGCAGGTGCGCAACGGCGGCCGCAGCACGGTCGACACCGTGCTGCGCCGCGACCGCTCGGTGGTGGGGTACGTCCGGGTCACCTCGGGCAAGCCCTGCTACTTCTGCGCCATGCTCGCCAGTCGCGGCCCGGTGTACAGCAATGACTCGTTCGTCGCGTCAAATCCGCGCTTCTTCGGTCCCGGCAATGTCAAGGTCCACGATGGCTGCAACTGCATGCTGCGCCCGCTCTACAGCGAGCGGAACGAGAACTACATCGAGCAGCACCGCATCTACGACCGCATTTACCGCTCTGTACCACAGCAGAGAAGTGGCAAGCGGCAGATCAATGCATTCCGCATCGCCTACAACCGATACGTCGAGACTGGAGAGATTGACGATGGCGAAACTCTCTAGCAAGCAGAAGTCCCGAGCCAAGGCCAACGCCAAGAAGCGCGGCAAGAGGGCGGGCGCCTACGACTACTTGCGCCAGGCCAGGAAGAAGGGGAAGAAGAAGTGACCCCCCTCCTGCTCCAGGCCAGGGTCTGGGCCCGCGCCCACTACGGCCTCGTGGTGGCCCAGGACGGCCTTGTCGACTGGGACGAGGAGGACGAGGTAGCCGAGTAGTGGTTTACAGCGGCTATGCTGATCCACGAGCGAGGCGAGACGCCTCTCCCGACACGTCCTAGGAGGACGACCGATGGCTGACAAGTTCCCCGAGTTCTCAGAGTGGAAGGCGCCTTGGGAGAAGTCTGGAGCAGACTTCGACGAGGCACGGGCCAAGGGCCTGATCTACAGCCTGAGCAAGTCGGAGCACGAGGCGGGCATCAAGATCGCCGAGATCAAGACCGAGCGCGACGGCTTCAAGGCCAAGGTCGACGAGTTTGAGCGCAAGGACGAGACCGAGGTGGAGCGACTGCGCCGCGAGGTGCAGGAGCGCGACGAGCGGCTGGCGCAGAGCGCTGGCGACGACACCAGCACCGAGGTGATGCGGCTGCAGGTGGCCCTGGACAAGGGCCTCACGCTGCGGCAGGCCAAGCGGCTGGTGGGCAAGACCCTGGAGGAGTTGGAGGCTGACGCCGACGACATCCTCGACACGTTCGGCGGGTCAGGAAAGTCCGGCTCCGACGACGACGACGACAACGACAGCGATGACGACCGCCGCCAGGTGCGCGGTCGCCCGAAGCCGCAGAAGAGCGGTGGGTCGTCCTCGATGACCCCTGCCGAGTTCGTCAAGCAGTACGGACGCCAGTAGTCCTCACCAGGAGGACTACTTCCTAGACCCCACCGGAGGTGAATGATGGCCGTCCTCAAGGCCAAGGCCCAGAAGATCATCGACTTCGCCCTGCCGATCATGCAGCGCGAGGCGACGCTTCCGGCGCTCTACACCAAGTTCAACGGCGACCAGTTCAAGGGTGCCCTGGGCGACACCGTCACCATGCGGACGGACTCCTACGGTCCGACCGCCGTGGCGCGCGACTACGAGTGGCGCACGCGGCTGCAGCCCATCCAGTTCGACGACATCGGCGGCGGCGGCGAGTCCGGCATCCCGATCAAGTTGGACCAGCACCTCTACTCGGCCACGCAGTTGACCGACGAGAACATGACCATGGATGAGGTCGACCTCACCCGCGAGGTCATCATCCCGCAGATCAAGGCCGTCACGGACCGCATGAACAAGCGGACCGAGGCCATGGTGGCGGCGGCCCACTGGAAGCGGACCCTGTCCTTCACCGCTTCCGACGACCCGATGGCCGTTGTCGCGGAGGCCAAGAACCTCCTCGACGCCGACAAGGTCGCCCCCCTGGACGGCCGCATCTTCGTCGTGGGCTCCACGATCGCGGGCTACTGGGCCGCGAGCGACCGCCTCACCCGCTACGACAGCACCGGTGAGACCGGCACCCCGGCGCTGCGCGACGCGACCATCGGCCGCCTGCAGGGCGTCCAGGTCGTCATGTCCTACGCGGTCTCCCCGACGTTCGCGTGCTACCAGCACCCGAGCGCCTTCGTGGTCTCCAACATCGCCCCCGACGTGCCCTCGGGCGTGACGGCCGGTGCGCGCAAGGCCCAGGACGGCTTCGCCCTGCGCTGGATCGCGGACTACGACCCCGCGTACCTGCGCGACCGCTCCATCGTCTCGGCCTACTACGGCGCCTCCGAGGTGCTGGACGAGCGCGACGCGGACGGCAACGTCCTCCCCGACGCCCAGCGCACCAAGAACGTCCGGGGCATCGGCCTCACGTTCACGGACAACGAGGGCGGCATCCTGGCGCAGAGCCGGAAGAACCAGGGCCTCAACGCCGACGGCACGCGCAAGGCGGCCTGACGCCCCACCGGCCCCGCCCCTACCCTGGGGCGGGGCCACCCCGGCTCCACCTGACCTGAGAGAAGGAGACACCCGATGCCCGGAGAGGCTTCTACCGTCGGCGCCAACATCGGCCTGGCGGCGATCCTGGGTCAGGCTGCGGCCTCGTCCCGCACGACCTACCTGGCGCTGCTCACCGCCGCGCCGACGGACGCCACCACCATGGCGAACATGTCCGAGGTCGCCACCCCCGGCTCCGGCGGCTACAACCGCCAGGCCGTGACCTGGTCGGCCCCCACCGGCGACCCCTCGTCCTCGTCCAACTCCAACGCGCTGACCTTCGGCGCCTTCACGGTCGACCCCGCCTCGGTGGGCTACGTCGCGCTCGTGTCGGCCGCCACCGGCACCACGGGTGACTTCCTGTGGTTCTGGCAGGTCGACACCGCCAAGGACGCGGGCGTCGGCGACTCGATCACGATCGCCGCCGGTGCGCTCGTGGCGCGGCTCGACTGAGTCGAGCGAGTACGATCCCAGCAGGGGTCGAGCGGAACCCCCCGTCCGCTCGGCCCCTGCTTTCGTCTGTGAGGAGATGACGTGGCCGACACTCGCGTGCAGATCACCCCCGGCTCGGGCACGACCGTCCCCATCGACGGCTTCTCCCAGTCCGACGGCGACATCCGTCAGGCGATGGTGCTCGGCGACGCGGCCGGTGCGCAGACCGCCGCCGTGGACGCAAACGGGCGCCTGGGCGCTGCCATCATCGGCGCCTCTCTGGGCTCGGTGGGCCCGACCCAGATCGAGTCCACCAGCGCCAACAGCCCGCTGTCGTTCAACGTCGCCATGGCGGGCAACGTCACCTTCTGGCTCAGCGGCTCCAACTCCGCCACCGGCGCCGCCGTCACGACCGGCTCGGTGACGTTTGAGCAGTCCGTGGACGGCAACAACTGGGCCGTGCTGCCCGTGGTGCGCTCAGACCTGGGCACCGCAACGACCACCCACTCCGGCACCATCGCCTCCGGCGGCGCCATCGCCTTCGACGCGGGCGTGGAGGGGGTCAACTTCGTGCGCGTGCGCCCGACAGCGAACGCCTCCTCCGGCACCCTGTACGCCACCATCGTCGCGGGCGGCATGCCGTTCAGCCCCTCGACCACCCTGACCGGCACGCCCGCCATCTCCGGCACCGTCAACGCCACGCCCCCCTCGATCACCAAGGCCACGCAGGGCACCACCGGCTTCACGACGCAGGACATCAAGGACGCGGGTCGCACGCCGGTCTACCTGCAGATCGAGGGCGCCAGCATCACGACCACCGAGGCGCTGGTGGGCTACACCGGCTTCCTGGGGACGACGGCGATCACCTCCTCCTCGGCCAACTACACCGTGACCAGCGGCAGGCGCTTCCGGTTGACGAGCATCCTGATCGCGGGCGGCGGCGCTGGCGCCACGGTGCGCGTGCGCATGCGCTACGCCTCCGGCTCGGCGCCGACGACCTCCAGCCCCATCATCGGCGGCATCGCGCACGCCTTCGCCAGCACCGGCGACGGGCTGGCGCTGCCCTACCCTGACGGGGAGGAGTTGGCGGCGGGCACGCAGGTCGCGTTCACGGCCGTCACCTCTGCCGCCGTCTCGGCCTGGGTGATGGTCACCGGCTTCGAGTACTGATCAAGGAGGAGTAGATGTCGCTCCTCCTGCTGTACCCGACGAGCGGGGACACCGCCGCTCGTCAGAACCTCGCGCTCAACCCCTCGTTTGAGCAGTCGATCACGACGGCGTGGGAGCAGTACAGCGCCACCGCCGCCTCCCACACGCGCGACACCGCCGTCGCCACGATCGGCAGCGCGAGCCTGCGCCTGTACGCCTCCGACGCGGGCATGGACCTGGGCCAGTGGGAGCGCCTGAGCCTGGACGCGGGCACGTACACCGTCTCGACCTACATCAAGATCCAGTCGGTCAGCGACAACGCCGC